TAACACGGATGGAAGAAGAAGCTCTAATAAAGCATGAAAGGAACCTAACCGAAGCGTCTGACGTGACGTTACAAGACTTTGTCGACGGCAGAGGTGCTACACGTGATGCGGTGATAAAAGAAATGGAAAGGACTGAATCCCAATTAGAAGAGGAGCTCGAGGAGTTCCTTAGGGAGAACGGAATCCATAACTTGGGAAAGCTAAATCACGATAAAGCATGCTCAGTTAGGCAACACATTGAAAGCTTGTCAAGGAAGGACCAATTTTTGAGAGGCCCGGCATTGAAGCAATAACTAACAAGATTCAGTGTTGTATGCTCGTGCAAGAAGTTCGATAAAGTACCAGTCAATCGCCACTAGAAGGTGATCGAAGCACAGCTCTGTTCGAAGTACTTCGAAATCGTAGCAGACGATTTTGATTCGCGCTTATCAGCGATAGATAAAAGGATGAACTAGCTGACAAGGATTAAGTAGTGGTCAAACTCATTAGTCAGGAAACAACAATCCTGGGCTAAGACCGCATTCAAGATAAATCCTGAGTTGCCATACTCGAAAAATGCGAATGTTCTTTTTTCTAGGTGCGCAGAGGTCGGAGGCTTAGATCTCTATATCAATCTATTAAAGAAAGAAGTAAAAGACGTTCACCTTCGTGATAAATTCGGCGGAGCGTATGTAATGGACCCTCTCCAACGTGAAGAGATTTACAAGCGTATACTCCCCGATCTTGCACTCTACGACTTCGAGAACTGGATGACTGGCGAGAAAAGTATCGGTGCGTTTATGAGACCTTTATCGTGCTCTCAGTGGCTGCAAGAAAATGCAAGTGGACTGAGGAACCCTGGACGAAGAACGCCTATTAACGAGGTATTGGTAGTCCCAAGTGATGGATGTAAATTCCGAGTGGTATCGAAATCACATCCTGGACTCCACGTCAAAGGAAACGTCCTATTCCAAAGGATGATGAAATTCTTATCAAAACAAAGCTGCCTTGAGGAAGTCCTCAAAGGTAACTATGCTAAAGCCTGCCTTTAAGCTACAAAGATGTCTAGAACCCTTTCCGAAAAGGAAGAATTTAAGCTTCTATCAGCTGATCTATCAGCTGCAACAGATCGCATTGACTTCTAGACTGCGATAGCTCTTTGGGATGGCTTTAGTAACCTGCTCTCAGATACGGACATTTAGACACTCCGATACTGCTTAGGTCCATAGACGATGGTCTACGAGGACTAAGAGGCCGAAGGCGGTTTCCGCAGTGTAGATTCTAAGAGAGGAATTTTGATGGGAATGAAATTATCCTGGGTGACTCTTAACCTGATGCATATGTTTACCATTTCAGAAAGTGCGGCGACACCCGATGATACAAACACTTATATTCAATTCCGAAGAAAAGACTTCTAGAATGTTTGCATAATGGGAGACGATTTATTCGCTCTCTGGAGACGGAAAAGAATAGACAAGTATCACTCGTCAATGCGCAGTCTCAATGGTGACTTTTCAGCAGGAAAGCACTTTGTCTCAGATAGTTTCGGTGTCTTTTGTGAAGAAATGTTCTCGCTGCAGCTTCATGGCAGATAAACTTATCGTAACCTCTTACCCGCAAAGTACGAAGGCACTTTGTACGAGAAAATAGCTCCTCGTTGGGTCTAGAGATTCTAAAGCGAAGTCTCGCACCTGGATCGATGTCTTCCAACAAAAGGCATCCTTCACCGAGGTGGCTTCGACGATAAGAAGGTTACAAACGAGAACCCTTGGTGGCTTAGGTTAGGCCCAGCGCTTAGTAGTACCAAGATCACAAGTTCCTATTACACACCTTTGCTCCAAGCTCTGTACGGAAACATATACATGCCCTTTAGAAGATTAGGGCTGGCTCCATGGGCTCCGAGAGAGTTGGGTGGTATGGGCCTTCCTCCTTTAAATCCGTAAA